CCCGCCGCTCGCTTCGTCCCCCTGTACCGACCCTCGGCTCGCTGACGTCTCTCGGTCAGCGAGTTATTGCGCGCCCCTCGTCCCGTAGGGCGCGCTCTTTTCTGCCGATGCCGTCAGCGCGGGGGCGCTGGCGGGTCACCCCGCACCTCAACTCAAGAGATGGCTCAGCCGATCAGCCCGGCGTCCGTCAACTCACGCTTCATATAGGCATAAAGCACCGGCGCAGCAATCACGCCGCCCACGCCAAACAGCGCTTCCATCACGATCAGCGCGAGGATCAGCTCCCACGCGCGCGCATCGATACGGCTGCCGATGATGCGTGCGTTCACGAAGTACTCCAGCTTGTGCACCACCACCAGAAAGATGAGCGATGCCACCGCAAGTTCCAATGAGGCGGTCACGCTCATCACCACGATGGCCGTGTTGGAGATAAGGTTGCCCGCCACAGGAATCAGCCCGGCCACAAAGGTCAGCAGGATCAGCGATTTGGAATACGGCACGTGCTGCCCGAACAGCGGCAGTGCGCCCAGCAGGTAGATGGCCGCGAGCGCCGTGTTGAGCGCCGAGATCTTGACCTGCGCAAACACCACCGCCTCGAATGCATCGGTCAACCGGCTCAGCCGGTTCACCAGTGCTGCGGCCAGCGGCTTGTGGTCCTCGGGATCAAGCGTATCCGACCAGGCCACCATCGCCCCCAGGATCAGTCCAACCAGCATCAATGCGCTTGCACGCAACCCGTCGATACCGAGGGTCGACACCTGATGGCCGTGCTCCTTGATCATCTGCACGAGCTGGACACGCAGCTCAGTCACCGATTGCGGAACGTAATCGACCACGGCCGCCGGCAAGGATTCCCGCAGGTTGTCGAGCACGTCGGCAATGCGCGTCAGCATGCCTTCGAGCCCATGCCCGTGCTCGACCAGGCGCCCGATCCCGATGCCAAGCCCAGCAAGAATGAGGGCGGCGATGACGAACACGCAGATCACCGCGACCGCCTTCGCGCGCCTGGATAGCCTGCTGCGCTCGCGCAAGCGCGCTTCCAGCTTGCGCGCCAATGCGTAGACGAGGAAACCGGCAATGGCAGCCGGCAACAGGTGCAGCCACAGCACGGCTGCAATCATGGCCGCCACCAACACATAGCTGACAGCATTGATGGGGCGAGTGTGTGCGTTGGAAGGAAGCTCGGGAGGCAGCATCGTCATGAAAACAGGCCAGCAGCAATGTTGATGGAGAGCGCGAGGATGCTCGTATTGAAGAAGAACGACAGCAGTGATTGCCCTAGCACCGCTCGCCGCATTGCACGCGAACGAATGCTGATATCGGCCGTCTGGCTGGCGACCGCGATCGTAAAGGAGAAGTAGAGGAAATCCCAGTAATCGGGGTCGAGCTGCTCGTCGGGAAACAGCAGCGGCGGCTCGTGGGGCGAACGGTAATACAGATGCGCGTAGTGCACCGTAAACATCATCGGCACCATGAGCCACGCGCCGAGCACCGTGATACCGGTGAACACGTAGTGCGACGTCTGCGCATGCCCCGCCGACTTGGCTGTCGCAAGCTCAAACGCAATTGCCACCATGCTGGCCACGACACCGAGGCAGACCACCGCCAGCACGGCTGACGTACGCTCGTCTTCACGGCGGGCGACGGCGCGGATACGGCGTGGGTCTGCGCGCAGCATCATCACTGTAATCAGGATCAGGTATGCCCACACGGCGATATCCCAGCCGAGCAGCAGGCGCGTAAGCCACCCGTGCGCTGGCACAACAGCGACCGCAACGGCGCCCAGCGCAAACGCAGACAGCAGGCGCGGCCGTGTCGCAGCAAAGCGGGAAACCTGGGAAATCTCGGAGGACTTGTCTTGCGGGTTCACATGCGCCTCAGGTGCGTGCTCGGGATATTCACACAAGGCCGGCACCGCCAGCCGATGAGGCGACATGGTAGCCGCTTCAGCGCAGCATCAGGACGGCGAGAGCATTGAGGCAAACGAACGCTTGCAGCGTTCCTGCAGGCGCTCGTGCGTTGAGAGCTGCTCTGCGACGACGGTGGCCTCCGGATACACGCGGCACATGCCGATCATGGCGGTCTCCAGCGACCCCTGCGAGCCAGCCTGGAACTGGAATTGCTCCAGCACCGTGTCATCGGCATCACGCACGGTAATCTGGAACGGGCCCGGGGTGACGGTCGCACAGCCAGCCAGCATGGCGGCCGAGGCCAGCGTAAGGCACAGAAGGGAGCGGGTCGGACGACGGAAACGGATCATCATGGCTTCCTGGTTGCGATGAGAGTGAGACGCCGCAATGGCGACTCGGTTCGCAATCATCGCGCTTCCCCGGTGACACAAACAAAAACGCCCGCGGTGTGCGGGCGTCTTTCCGGGAGGAACCAGGCTCAGGCCACGGCGCCTTCGGTGTACGGGTCAAACTTGCTACCGGCCTTGGCACCTTCAGTGTAGGTATCGAACTTGCCGGCACGGGCCAGGGCGCCTTCGGTGTACGGATCAAACTTGCTGCCAGCCTTGGCACCTTCAGTGTAGGTATCGAACTTGCCGGCACGGGCCAGGGCGCCCTCGGTGTACCGATCGAACTTGCCGCCGGCCTTGGCACCTTGGGTGTACGGGTCGAACTTGTCGCCAGCCTTGGCGCCTTGCGTGTACGGATCGAACTTGTCGCCAGCCTTGGCGCCGTCCGAGTACACGTCGAAACGTTGGCTGACTTGCGCAGCACCTTGCGTGTACACGTCAAACTTGGCTGCGGCCAGGGCCGGCACACTTGCCAGGGCAATCAGGGCAGCAATCAGAGTACGTTGGGCTTTCATGATGTCTTCTCCAGATGGGCGCAGCGCGTCGGGCAGGTGATCCGGGCATTTCCCGGATCTTCTTTTTCGCTGCGGCGCCGCATTCGATGGAGTCATCGTAGGCGAGCCTGTTCAGACAATAAATGTCGCGACAGACAATTTATTGTTGCGATATGTGAAATTACGGGAAAACCCGCATCAACAGTGGTTTTACAGCCTACAGCAAAGGTTGGCGGGTTAATTTGCGCAAACTGAGAATGTGACTTTTTCACCCAAAGTCAGCGTTGTGCGGCTTTCGAACGCGTTTTATTGTTGCGCTCTGACGCATCGCGTCATGGTTTTGAGACCCACACAGATTGCCATTTCCCGATACAAACGCGCACAGGTTGGCGAAAGACTCTGTGTCACACTGCCCGGCATTCGCTTTCAAACCCATCCACGATGAAACACCTTCTGCTCGCTGTGTCCCTGCTTGGTGCTGCACTTCTTTCCGGCTGCGGCGTCGTGGCCGCGCCGTGCCGCGTGGCATCTGCGGGCCTAAAGATGGTGCCGCTGGTTGGACATGTGGCGGCCGCGCCCACTGACGCCTGCGCCGACATCATCGATTGAGCGTCATTAGGCGAGGCAAACCCAATATCTGCGTCTATTGAGGCTTCGCAGCCTCCTGCTGCTGAATCACCCAGTCCTGCAAGTCTTTCAGTTGCTGGGCGTTGCTGTGGAAAGCTTCGGCCTCGCGCTCGTGTTGGGCTTCAACGTCAGAGAGGACAACGCCACTGGCGGTTTCATCAAGGAGGCCGGCGGCGCTGGGAAGCTCGGCCCGGTTGGCGGAGTTCCACATGCCGACAAAGCGACCAGGGATGCGGCAAGCAGCATCGTCGTGCACAACGATTTCATGGGGTACCTCGCGGTCTCGGTAAACGATGCGGTCTCGGAAAACGGTCTGGATGCGCGCCTGCGCCTGGGAAGCTCGATCGCTCACCTGGGCAGTCACCGTGGCTTGGCGGACCTCTGTTTGTGCGGCGACCAACTTGGCTTGCAGCGCATGTGATCGCTCGATCTGAAGCCGATGCAGATCTCCGGTGCCGTAGCCGAGGCCAAACGCCAGCCCCAAAGCCAGGAGCGCGCCACCCCAAAAGCGCGGGTCGAGCAAGCTCATGATGCTGTTCCTCCTGCAAGCACGGCGCGAGCGCGCAACCACAGTGCACGCCGATCATCGAGGCCATTCGTGCCGCCATTGACGCGGCGCGTCAGTTGCACGAAGGCGGCGTCGCTGTCCTGATCGGCAAAGCGGTTGAGCCCATTGTTCAGCCAGAACCACGCGGCTGATGCCGTGGCGTGCGCGGGTGTCTCGAGCAACTCGGGCTGCGCTTCGAGATCGAGGCCCAATGCGATGCCGCACGCACGGTAATTGGCACGGCCCGTGATCTGGATAAGGCCGCGGCCAAGAAAGCGCTTGCCGTCGCCGGGTTGCGTATTGCCGAGGTCGGCACGCCCTTCGTAGCCGCGCTGCGCCAGCGTGGGACCCCACAGCTCGCGCACGTAGCGCAGTTGCCCGGATTCGTGCCCGACCTGCGCAAGAAACGCGGCAATGCGTGCGGTCGTGTTGATCTGCCGGAACAGCAACACGTCGGCCAGGATGGGGGCGAACACATCGGCGCGCCCGCCGGCGCTGGGCATGACGGCGCGCAGTTGCGCCGCAGTAAGAAGCGGTTCAGCCATGGTTTGCCTTGTGCAGGGATTCGCGCACGTCGTCGACGACCTCGGCGAGGTCGGCATCGCGCCGCTTGTTGATGAAGTTGAAGACCCAGCGCACGAACGCCCAGCCAGGCAGGCCGCAGACAAAGTAGATGCCGCCGAGTGCCATGGCACCGTTGGCCGAGCCGATCCAATGCGCTACCCCGAAGTACTGGATGACGGTGGCGCCGCCGCCCACACTGGCGATGACGGTGGAGATGAGCGCAACGGCCCACTCTCCGCGGGCGCGAGGTAACGTCATCACCATGACGACGATGGTGGCGAGCACAGTCGCAGCAAAAGCCACAGCCGCGAACCCGCCAAGCGCCTTGAAGGCAGCAGCGCCCGCCACCCCCGCAACGGCGCTGCCGCTGATGGGTTCAGACATGGTTCCCCCGGAAATGAAAAAGCCCGCGCGAAGGCGGGCTGTGTTGCTGGGATGGCGGTGCTTACCAGTCGATGGCTTGCACCTCTTCAATACTGTTTGCGGCGTTGATCCTGGCGATCAGGTCGGCGTACTTCTGCTGCGCGGCGACGCGGTGGGCCAGCCAGTCGGCGTTGACTTGCTGGATTTGCGCGGCCGTGTGCGCGGTGAAGGACCAGGCATCGTTGTTGGCGCACCAGATGGGTGTTGTCCAGTTTGACGGTGCGACAGCCGAGGCGCTGACGGCGCTTTGGAGGTTGCGTTGATCGTCGTCTTGGGATGGGTACGTGTGGGGTGTGCCGAGGGCGGTTGAGGTGAAGCCGGTGGTCAGCGCGGTTCCGCATGCGGTGCTGGCCTTGATGGCCTGTGCTGTACGCACTTGGTCCAACGTCATGAGCGAGATCGGATCGACGGCAATCGGGTTGCCGTCTGCATCGGCGGTGATACTCTTGCCAGCCGCTTGCGCGTCCATCAGTTGCGCATGGGTCATCGACCATTTGGATTCGTCGATGGCGTCGGTGGGAATGTTTGTGCCGTGGATGGCGGGATCGTAAAAGCCACCGGTGGATTTTGCGTAGAAGATCATGTTTTATTCCTCATTTTCCGATTGCCAAATACGAGCCACCACTAATGTTGCGCGTGCCGCCTTCCCCAAAAATGACGCTGGTCGCGGACGCGCCACTAAAGTTTTCAAGCGTCCCTTGCGCACCACCAGTGGGCAAACCTACTAGGCAATAGCACGCGATTGAAAATGAAATCGGAAACGTTACCGAAGCTGTCCCGGTTGCTGGCATCGCCGGAATTTGGCCCCACTGCAAAATCAATCCACTTGGTAACTTTTGGTAGCCACTGCTCTGCAGAGACGAGCCGAGCAGAGACGAAAACTGCATCTGCCCGGAGCCTGAAATCGGGATCCAACTGACTGTTGAGGCTAGCAAGGTGATTGAATCGGTTCCACTCAAAGCAAACGATGCCAAATTTCCACCGGCGCCAAAGATGTTGTCCGAACCTTGACGCTGGATGACGGTGCCTGATGCACCACCAGGGTGAAAGGTAATGGTCGAGCCAACAGGAACCGACGACAACAAAGGCAACGTCAATGTGATGCCGTTACCTACCAACGTAACCACCTTCCCACAGACTGAAGCAGGCAATGTAGTGTTCGCGCTGAACCCTACGTAGTCCGCAAGCTGCAGCCCTGCGGTCTTCACAAATGCCGTCGTAGCCAACTTCCCACTGTTATCAAACTGCGCAGGCGTAACCCCCGTCGTCAACGTCTGCCCGGCGCTCACCCACCCATTCACCCCATTCGACACAAACTGCACCGCCTCACCGGGATTCAGCGTGAGGCTGTTGGCGCTGCTGCCCTGGCCGAACGCGAGCGTATCGGCGCCATTGCGCGTGACGGCGGTTGAGCCGCTGGCCTGCATATAGGTCACGCAGATGCTCGTGCCGTTCGGGCAGTTGGCTGCGGGCGGCAGCGTCATGGTCTGGCCGGTGGCCGTGACGTTAACCAGTGCGCCAAGCGCCGCCGTGGTGAGCGTGCTCGATGTGGCGACGTTCTGGATGCTGGAATAGCGCTCGCCGATCGCCGCCAGAAAGCCACCCGTCGGTGCCGTCGGCACATTGGGATACGGGACGATGCTGGCGTTGGTAATCGTGCTCTGCCCGTTGGCAACCGTGATGACGGCCAACCCTACGTAGCCCGCGGTTACAGCGGGCGTGGTCTGCGTGCCGGTAGATGCAGCAGTGCCGGCCACGAGTTGCAACGACACCTGCCCCGCCCGCATCGTCGGCTGCGCATTGCCGCTGCCACCCGGCCCGTTGAATGCCTGCGACGGGTTCGCGCTGTTGTAGTACGGCAGCACGACGTTGTTGACGTCGCTCTCAAGGTAAGCCGCCTGGATCAGGTAGTTCTGGCTATAGCCGGACGTGGCAGGTGCCGTGAGAGTAAAAGACTGCGCATCCAGCAAGATGCCTTGCTTCAGGATGCTGTGCGCAGTGTCTTGCGGCAGCGCGCTGTACAGCGTGCCGTCCACATTGGCGAGCTGGTAGATCTGCCCCGGGTTGATGGTCACGCTCATCGACGCGGGCGTGGTGGGCACGCAGCCCAGGCCCGAGATGACGGTGGATGTGCCAAACAGATCCGCGCACAGCTTTGCCAGCGCGATCATGGTCTGCCGGTTGGTATTCAGCAGGTCCGTTGTTTGCGGCACCTGGCCGCTGTAGACAATCTGACGATCCAAGACTGTTCTCCAAAAGAAAAGCCCGGCGTCTTGCCGGGCTGTCGGTGGTAAGGAAAGCGCGTGGGGCCGCGCCTAGGAGCAGATGCGCGTCCAGATGATGGAAGCGGCGGGCCGCACAGATTCGATGGCGGCATAAATGTCGGCGTCCGACACGGTGTTGCTGCTCATCGATGGGTCAACGTATTCGCCTTGCGAGGGCGCGCTGTAGCCTGTGGTGACGATGCTGTAGCCGGCCACGTTCGGGATGCCACAGCCAAGCGGGCGATACGCCTGCACAAACGCCTGATACGTCAGCGAGACCTGCCCGTAAGCGCCGGCCATGCCGTAGCCGCTGTTCGGGGCATCGTAGGCACCGCAGTCTGCAGGGCGGCTCGGTTCGATGATTGTCGGGGCACGTCCGGTCAGGTCGGTCAGCACGCGAATGATGGCGCCGCGCGTGCCGCGTTCACGAAACAGGTTGGCGACGATGTTTGCACGAAACGATGCGTCGGATTGCCCGGTCCTGCGCCGGATCGACAGGCCAAAGAAGTCGGCCGCAATCATGTCGAGCCAGCCGTCAGTGGCGGTCAGAATGCGCGTCTGCTGCCTCGCATAGGCATACAGGCCGAAGACGTAGGCGCCGCTGTATGCAAGGCCCTGCAGCAGCCCGTTGAGGACGGGCGACTGCGCCACATCGCCAAACCAGCGCGGCAGATACCCGCGTATGCGCGTGAAGATGTCTTGTTGGTCACCGGTTGCCATTACGTCACCGTGATGGAGTTGGTTGTGGCTTTGATGACCTGCAGGCTGGTGGCCGGCAAATCCGCTGTGCTGCCGTTGAGCAGTGTGCCGGTGACGTTGGTAACTGCAGGCGACGCGTCATACGCCACCTGCGCCAGCCGCGAATACGTCAATGCTGTGCCCAGCGGCAAGCTGTTGATGTAGCTCAGCAAGGCCGCCTGCACTTGCAGCGCGACGGCCTGATGCGTGTAGCCTGCAGCCGTGGCGATGCTCATGGAGACCGTGGCGTTAACGACGACAGGCCCGTACACATAGAACGTGCTCGTCACCGGGCGCACGGCATCCACGGCGTTGCTCACGCTGGCAAGCAGCGTTGACGTGGGCGCGCCCGTACCGTCATCCACGATCACGATGAAGGTGCCGTTCTGCGGCAACCCGGCGTAGGTCTGATTCTCCAGAATCACGTATGTCAGCCCCTGCTTCACGCTGGCGATGGCCGAGCCGATGGCCATCTTGGTGGCCTTCGACAGACTCGCAACATAAGCGATGAAGCGTGATCGGAATGCCGTATCGGGCTCGGCATCTGCGCCGTTGACGAACGCCGCCGTGTTGCTGACCGTGTCCACGCCCGAGATGGCACCCACGATGGTGGACACAGCGCCCGCCACCGCATTGCCCGCTGCGCCGGGCGTGACCGCTTGCACTGGCACGCTCACGCTGGCCGTACCGGCTGCAATCACATAGCCGCCGAGCGTGGCGCTGTAGGCAGGGTTGGTCGTATCGATCACCACGTTGAACTGCTGCGTACCGTCGCCCGTCTGCACCACCGCCGTCACCGGCACCAGCACCTGCTGCGTGACGGTGAAGCGCGAGAACGTGACGCTGCCCGTGGCCGGCACGGCGGCCAAGCGTGTCAAACCGAAATCGGCCATCCACGTATCGAGATCGGCGCCGCTCGAGGTTGCCGCTCGAGTGATCGCCAGCACCTGCAGGATCAACCCTTGCAGCCACACCGTGACCGCCGCGTTGGCTTCAACGACGGCGCGCAGCACCGATCCGACCGTCAGGTCGACCAGCACCTTGGCGTAACCCTGGATAGCCGCCACCTGGTTACGCACGAGCGTCACCCAGTCTTGCGTCTGAATGGACATATCACTTGCTCACATTGAATTGAAGGGACACCGGCTCACGTGTGACCGCGCTGCTGTACAGAATGCGCACGCTCACACCACCGGTGATGGCCGCGACATCTACCTGCGGCTCGGGGTCTTGCGCAACGCCGGCTTCCTGCAGGATTTGCGAGCGGATCAGCCCGCGCAGCGCCGGCACGTCGAGCGTTTCGCCGATCTTCTGCGGCAGGCCCGCGCCATAGTCGGTGTGGAAGATGTAGTCGCCAGGGTTGGTGACGAGGCGCCGCACGATGCGTTGCTGCGTTCGCAGGTCTGCACTGGCCAGACCCAGATCGCCGGTGGGCGACACCATGATGTCGCCGCCCGCCCAGTGGTTCGCGTCGTTCAGAAGTTGCTGCGTCATGCCACGCTCCCTGTGTTGCTGGACCCGGACTGCACGCCCGTATGGCGATGTGTGTCGTCGATCCGGTGGCCATTCGCCGAAACCTGGCCGCTGAACTGCGTATTGCCGCTGATGCTCATCGAGTTGCCCGTGCCGTTGTTGCCCGACACCGCCATGCCCGCCTGGCCCGTGATGGTTTGCGTAACCACCAGCGCACCGTCGATCTGCACAGGCCCCATGTGGTTCCACTGCGGCGCCTGGGTGGTGAGCGTGCCTGCGCTGATGAGCGTGACCGTGCCGTCGTTGTGGAATTGCAGCTTGGAGCCCGACGCGTGTGTCAGGAAGAACTCGCCCGACTGCGCGCCGGTCGGCCGCGCCTGATCGCTGAACAAACGCGCGCAGATGTAGCCGTTCTCGATGTCGCCGCCAAGAAACTGCACCTCCACCTGATCGCCCGGGCTGACCGGCGCATCGATGCCCCAGCCATTGCCGACCCAGGCAGAGGCAACGGGCATCCAGCCGGTCAGCGAGCGCGCTGGGTCGGCGGGGTCTTCAGGTTGGAGGCGTACGCGCGCAGAGGCCGTACCCGGGTCGTAGCTGGTAACGATGCCCATGCGGTTCTCGGCGCGATTGGACTGCGCCATCATCGCGGCGAGCACCATTTGGTTGCGAAGCTGTTGGATCATTTGCTCGTTCCCTTGTTGATGTTCTTGGCCGAGATGTCCATCACATAACCCTCGCTCAGGCTCATGCTGCGGGTGATGCTGTCGATGAGGTAGTCCTGGTCAAAACGGGTGCCGGTGCCTGTTAGACGGAGGGTGTCGGTCTGCCACAGGAGGTGGTCCGCAGGCAGGCGAGCGCATAGCTTCATTGCGTGCTGAACCGTTTCGTCGTGTACCTGCTTGGCCAAACGCTTGACGCCCGCCTGATCCAAGCCGTTACCCACCGCAGTACGCGTTGGCTTACGCCCTTGCCCGCCATCGGACTCGCTGCTGTATCGAGCGGTCAGGGTCTTGCCTTGCTTCAAATTCCAGGAGCGGGCTTCGACTGTGATGCCCTTCGCAATGGTCAGATCGCGCGATAGCTGGAGGCTAGTCACGTTGGCAGCGGGCATGCCCCGCACATCGCTAGTCCAACGCAACTCGTAGGGTTCTGGCGGCTCGGGGGCGCGAGGGCCGAAATACAGCGTCCTGCCCGTCACGTAGCAGACAAAGCTCTCTGCACGCGCCAGCGCGGTCAGCAAGTCCCACTCGCTGCGCTGGCTGGTCATGCCGACCTTGTCGTGGGCATACAACTTTCCGACCGGACGCTCCGTGTCACTGCCGGCAATCTGCAACCCATACCCAGCCGCAAGGGCGGCCGCCACCTCAGACGCGGTCTGGTTCTGGAACTGCATCGTCACCGTCGCATCAATGAACAGCGCGGTGAGATCGCGCCCGCTCAGTGTCAGTTGAGCCGATGCAGGGTCAAAATCAACGCTATCGACGTGGCCGTAGATGAGGCTCAGCAGATTGGACTCGTCATACTTCAGCGGATTTGATGGAAACCCGGCGAAAATCTCGACCAATAGCTCGGGTTGGCTGGAAAACCAATTCGCATCTCGGTCAGGTGACAGTGCACTCGCCGCCAACGTGAGTTGAAACGTGTCCGCCTGCTCATACGAGTTGTTCTGGACTGACCAGCTCACACAGGCCGGCACGCGTTCACCACCCACCTTCACGATAGAGCGCGGCTGCCGCACCTCGGGGATCACAGGTAGCTTGTTCAGGCTCATAAGAAAAAAGCCCCGCATTGCGGGGCTGTCCAGTTGACGAGAACGATCGGCTATGGCTTAGGCAACCCACCAGCACTGTCCTTGTTGGGCGGCACCACGAGGTTCCTGATGCCTTGCACCAGTGGGTCCCACGCAAGATCTGGGTTGGCCTTCGCCAGGCTTGTCCACGCCATTGCATCGTTGTACTCCTTGGCGGCAATCTTCATCAGGTCCCCTCCTGCAGTCACCACCTGCTTGGCGCTTTTATAGACAGACGTGATGTTCTTCTGCACGCGGCCGGCAACGCGATCAAGCTGAACCAACACCGGCAAGCTCAACGCCGAGTTGATCTGGCCATTGAGCTTCGCTACCTGCTGTGCCACCGGGTTGTTCGGCAAGATGCCACCCAACGTCGCCACCGTCATCAGCTGGTTGTTCGCCGAGGTCATCAATGCTTGCGCACGATCACGCACGGCCGTGACTTGCTGGAGTACGTTGCTCAACGTTGATTGCGCCGCGTTGGCAAAACTCGCTACCGTTGTGATTGTTGAGTTAGCCGAATTGATCAAACTGGAGAGGGTGCCATCGCCGACCACGCTTGCCATGTCGGCAAGGGCGGCCGCATCACTCTTGATCTGGCCATCAATGCTTTGCACATCGCTGCTCTGAGGTTTAGCCGCCGTGCTCGATACCTCGCACGAGATCTTGTACGGTATTTTGTAGGCGCGCTGAAAGTCCGCATTGAACTCGCGCACAACAACCCAGTAGTACAACTCCGACCACTGCAGCAGCAATCGCTGGCCACCGATACGCAAGTTGTCCAGCTCGCGTGCACGTGACAGTGCATCCTCGCCAAGCAACCAGCCCGACCACTCGATGGGACGCTCGAAGTCGCCCATGGAATGGATCACGCGCGTGCCGCCTACAAGTTCGTGCACCGCCAGCTTCTGCGTTCCACCAAAAGGGAGGGCTTCAGGAATCTCCAAGTCCTTGAACTGGAAGCTTCCAAGTTTGAGAGCAAAATCAGGCATAGGTGGTATATCCAGATGGTGACACGTGCATGGCAGTGTTGAAGTCACTGGACCCGGTTTGCGGACGCGCCAGGTGGTTGTCAGCGTGCTTCCATACCACCGTCCCAACAGCACGGCCGTCCATGACTACATCGCCTTTGAGCGCCACAGGCCTTGCATCCGCAGGCTTGACGGTGTTGCTCACAAGGTTGCGGTTATGCCCCTCGTTCGAGTATGAAGCGGCGTGATCACGAGCAACGGAATCCGTATACGCGCTCTTGAGTGCCGTATCGATGCGATCAACAACACCCCCGAGATTGAGTCGTTGCGCGAAGGCACGGACGGCGTCCGCAACATACTGTATGAATGTCCGAACGAGTGTGAGTGGAATGGCCGCCATTTGGCTCATGGAATCCCATGCCTGTTGCACGCCGGCTTTGATTTTTTCGAAAACTGGTGCCACATACTCCCAGAGCATCGCAACCGTGGATCTGATCCCGTCGAAAACCGGCTGCACGTACTCCCAGACTCCTGCAGCTACCGTTTTGACCTTCCCGAAAAGCGCAAGCAAGTGCGTCCAGAGCCAATTGGCTCCCTCTCTCAATAGCTCGAAAGCCCCAAGCAATCTCGGCTTGATCTCGTTCCAGTTTTTGTAGACCACGAACGCCAGGCCTGCGATAGCCGCCAACGCCAACATCATCGGCAACGTCATAGCACCTATCACGCCCATCACTGCGCTCATTGCCGTAGTGAGCCCGGCCCTTAGCGCCACACCGATCACCGTACTCATCGTGGTCATCGATGCGCCTATCGTCGCCATGGCCCCAGGGAAGATCACCCCCAACGAACTGATTGCCGCGCCGAACTGCAGAGCAACACCGGCCCCTACCGCAACAACGGAAAGCAAGCCCGCCAGCCCCAGAAAGACTTTGGTCAGCGTGGGATGCTCCTTGGCAAACTCCGTCACGCTCTGGAGCAACGCATTGAGCTTCTCCAAACCAGCAATTGCCACCGGCAGAATATGCTCACCTAACGTCATCTGAAGATTGGCAAGCTTGGCTTGGTACTCGAGCTCCAAGGCCTGCATGCTCGGCTTTGCCACACCCGACGTGCTCGTCGCGGTTCGAGGTAATGCGATCGACTTGGCGTAGTCGTCCGAAGTCGCCTTTCCATTCGTAGCGACGTAGGTCTGACGCATCGAGTCCAGCACATCCGACACTCTCTGCGGGGCAATCAACCCGGTATTCGGGTTCGTAATGGCACTCTGCAGCTGCTTGGTTTTTAGCGCTGACAGGGCGCTCTCTTCGAACTTACCGCCAGCCTCAGAACCCATGACCGCCATCACGCCAGACTTGGCCTGCGCGAGCTGAGGCATCACCAACTTTGCCTGGTCAAAGCTACCAAGCGTCGCTGTTGTTTCACGCAGCAGTTTCAAGTTATCGAGGGACGACTGCCCCATGACATTCAGGCTCTTGGCGAACTTGTCCGCCTGAGATGCCATCGCGTCGCCTGGCATGACTTGGCTGAAGCGCTGAAGCTCGGTCTGATACTGCTTGGCGGCCTCCAACGGGCCGTCAAGCATCTTGAAGCCCTTGGCACCTGCACCGGAAAGCACGCCCCCGGCGTCAATCATCTTGCCGATCTTGTCGAGCCGCGCCTTCAGCGCGTCTGCATCCAGATTCAAGCGATTGAAGTGTCCCGCGAGGGTCATCAACCCACGCGAAACGTTATCCACCAACGCAATCTGTATCCCAATCTTGTAAGCATCGAGGCTCATAGGAATCCTTGTTCGTCTGTTGAGGCCACCGATCTCACGTGTGCGCGTTTGCGGTGGGATCGATCGGGCGGCCCTCCAGCGCCGCCGTCACCGCATCGCCCACGCTCTTTTGCACCGCGTCGGCGTGCTCGTTCGCCACCACAGCCAGGAAGGGGTGCGGTGGCGTCTGCGCACTGCCTAGCTCCAGGACGACAGCCTGGTTGGCGTTGGAGCCGATGGCCGCCTCCAACCCTTTGACTTCGCTGCCGATGGAGTCACGCAGCGCATTCACGCGCGCCGCCTCGGTCATGCCGGCGGCGGCTGCACTCTCCACGGCCTTGGTGCGGGCGGCCTGCTCCATTGCCGCAGCGGCTGCGGCCAGCCCCTGCGACAACGCCTCCGGCACCCGCGTCTCCAATTCGGTCAGGCGACGCACCATCTCAGTCAACGAGAGGTTCATTCGCGCTCCTTGAAAGACATCGTCCTCAGGTCGAACTCCGCGCCATGGAATTCGCTGCATTTGATGGCCATCGCCTGCCGCATGGTGTTGTCCAGCGAAAACGCTACGTCGAACGGAACACCGTTATGCACGAGCCACATCGCCTCGTGAAACGGGCCGTTCGTCAGGAGTTTTTTAGCTCGGACTCCGACGTGGCAACGTTGAGGAAGCTGGCCGCCACACCGCGCTGCGCGGCTTCGTTGCCTTCTTCGCCCAGGCGTTGATACAGCGCACGCAACTGGGCTTCCGAGGCAGGCGTCGGCACCGGATCACCATCGATCGCGCAGACGAACTTCAGGTGCGCGACCTCGGCCAGGTAGAGCATGTTCAGCTCGCTGCCGCCCGCGGCCTTGGCAAAGTCCAGATTGGCCAGCGGGCTGGGCTTGCGCAGCGTGATCTTGCGGCCCAGTGCATCGTCGACCACCGCTTCTTTCGCGGCGGCCTTGATGATCTGTTCAGACGGAGTGATGGTCACGTTGGTCATCAGGACACCTTGATGCGGCGCGAGGCCACGAAGTTGACGGATTGCTTGATGGTGGCATCGCCCGCGCGGTTGCCGGCATCGGCCAGCGTCATGAGCACACCGTCATAGCGGAACTGCGAGACCGAGCCATTGGCTTCCTGAATCGTTTCGTAGATCTGCGCGGGGGCTTCGTTCACGCCTGCGTAATAGCCCGCTTCGAGTTGCGCGAAGTAGTTGTCGAGCGTGGCGTCCTGGCGCTCCACGTCGAACGAACCTGACCAGCCGTCGAAGAAGCGCACGTGGTCGGTAATGCCGTCCAGGCGCTTGACGCGCACGTCGGTCACGTCCTGCTTGCTCTTGAAAGCCGTGATCTTGTTCGGTTGCAGCGTGCCGCTTGCGGTCTGGATGACCAGCGTGTAGTCGCGGCCGACGGAGTAGCCTTGAATCGGCATAACGTTCTCCAAAAGAAAAGGCCTCGCGCCGTGCGAGGCCAAAAGGTTGATTGACAGGTATCAGGTGGATTACTGATTCGCAGTCGAAGTGCGGATCACCGTGGCCTGCGAGCCTTCCACGTTCACCAGGAACTTCTCGATGACCGACAGGTAGACCACCTTCACGTCGGCCTGCATGTAGCCCAACGCCACGCGGTTCATCGGGTTGTTGTTGGCATCGATCTGCACCGAGAATGCCGGGCCGCCATTGACCGCGCCGATCATCCCTTGCTGCTCCATCGAGCTGAGGAAGTTCGACAGCGTGGCCGCCGCCTGCGCGCGCACCGTGGCCGACTGCAGCTGGCCGACGTACTTGCCCATGCCCGCGTTGATCGTGCTGGCGATGTAGTTGGTCATGCGCGTGTAGTTGTCGCCCTGTGTGAGCGCGTTCGAGCTGGTGTTGTGCCCCGCGCGGCAACCGAAGTACGCGCCGCCCGGCACCGGATTCGTCACCACATCGATGCCCGCCTGGATCAGCGCTTGCAGCTCGGCCGAGCTGTAGCTCTGGTTCGCGAACGTCTTCTGCGTGCCCACCACGCCGTAGATCTGCTTGTTCAGGCTGCTGTTCTGCGGGGACAGGTTGGCCAGCAGGCCCGCGACAAACCCTTGCGGCGACACCAGGCGCGTCACACCGTTGACGGTATCGAGCCAGTACACCCAATCGCCAAACAGCAGCTTGAAGGCGTACGAATCGATGCCCGCAGTGCTCTTGGCCGTCACGGCGTTGGCGATGGTGTCGCCGCTCGGGCCCGTGCCGATCATGTAGATGCCTTCGGACAGGCCAAACGCCACCTGCGTCGGCCAGGTCGTCGCATCGGCGCAGTCGGCAAGCATGGCGATCGACACGCCCTGGTTGCGCAGCGCGTACATGCCCTTGCGCGGTACGGTGTCCTGGCCGAGCAACACAGCGCCGGTGATGGTGGCCGCGCCATCGGTACCGCCCGCCAGTTGCAGCGTGGCGGCCGTCGGTGCGGTGGTGCTCGCGCCTGCGGTGGCAGTGATGATTTGCGAAGCGCCGCGCATCACGCTGACGCCGTTGTTGAGGGCGTTGGCGATCGCCACCCACAGCGCATTGCCGGTCTGGCCTGCACCGATGTTGTCGAACACTTCCGGCGCCAGCGTGGGCGCGGCCACGGTCACTTTCCACGTGTTGGCTGCCGAGCCCGCCGACAGCGCCACCGTGACAGTGTTGCCCAGCGAGCCCGTGTACTTGGCGGTGAACGTCACGCCGTTGGTCTGGG